GCGGCCCATTACAAGTACGGGAGGGCGACGCCCAAACAGGGGCAGCTGATCAAGCTCAAGAGATATGTCGATGCTGAAGCAGTCGTTGTCGGTTTCGATGAGCTTCTGCACAATGAAAATGCGGCGATGAAGTCTGAGTTGGGCTATACAGTCCATAGTACCCATAAGGAAAACATGCGCCCCGGTGGGAAGCTGGGGGCGTTGAAATGCCGTGGCAAGTACCCTTCCGGAGAAGAGTTCGAGGTCGATCTGGGAACGGGCTTTACCGATGCTGACAGAATAGAGATTTGGAACAACCGTGACAAGTATCTCGGTAAGTTGGCCAAGTTCAAATACTTCGCGGTCGGGGTGAAAGACAAGCCGCGGCATCCTGTCTTCCTCGGCTGGCGTTCGGAGGTTGACCTTTGACCTCTACATCGTCGGTTGTTATCAGAGAAGGCGTGGATCCGCCCTTCTCTTTCCAGGAACACACAGCGCAGTTCGTCTCCCAGGGGGTTTCTGGCAAGCAGCAGGTGCGGGACCCCCTGACGGGAGAGCCTCTGGGGACGGTTGCTGTTGTAGCCAGCTCGTTGGGGCGTGCTATCTTGTACATCGATCCTGGGCTGGGCAAATCCCGCATCGCCATCGAATCTGCTGCGCGCCTACCTATCGATTTCGGACGCGGAGATCTGATTCTGGTACTCTGCTCTAAAAAAGCATTGAATACATGGCGTCGTGAGTGGTCCAAATGGACAACTCTAGATGCGCAACAGGTATCGATCGTTGAGGGGTCGGCCGAAAAACGCATGCGACAGTGGCTCCGAGTCAGGCACGGGGCAAGGGTTTTTGTAGCAACCTACCAGTCAGCTGCGAATGATTGGAATAGCCTCCCAAAAGATTTGACAGACCGCATAAAACTGGCAATCGCAGACGAGTGCAAACTCTGGATCAACCGTAAGACAAAAAACTTCCGGTTCTGGCAACCCGTCTTCCACAAGATTCCGCACATCATCTTGATGGACGGCACGATCGTGAAGAAGGGTCCGCAGGACCTGTGGACTTTCTACAACCTGATCAAACCCAAAGTCTTCACGTCCTACTGGAAGTGGGTGAACACTTTCTGCCTGGTGGTTGAAGGCCCTTTTGGCAAAGAGATCGTCGCGCCCAAAAACACTGCAGGTTTTGCCAATCTGATGTCCCACACCCTAATCAGGCTGAATGACCAAGACCCTATAGTCAAAGCCGCACGTCCGCCCTTGATTAGGGATTTCAAGCTGGTGGAGATGTCTAGCGAGCAAAAGGCTCTATATGACCAACTCACCGAAGAGCTCTGCGCGATTACACCCAGTGGTGAGATTGTGGCAACCTCTTCAATCCTAGGGCTGACAACCAAGCAGCGACAAATCCTTATCTGTCCCAAGATACTCGACCCTAAAATGGGGTACGGCGCTGCGATTGAGCATCTAGTCGAAGAAATGGACCCGGAATCTGGGGGTGATCCACATGTGGTGATCTTTACCCCATTTACTTCGGCAATCCCACACATCTCCGCCGCCATCCAAGAAGCTCCTGCAGGACATCCCGAGCCCTTTGTTCTCAAAGGTGGGACTGATTCAGTGCGCGTTGGGCAGATAGAAAGGGCGTTCAACGCAGATACCCCAGACGCTCGTCGCAGAGCCATCATCTGCTCGTTGGGATTTGCCGAATCCTTCGAGCTGTGGACTGCCAAGCAGTGTTTCTTCATCGGCTATGACTGGACGCAAATTACCAACTACCAGGCAGAAAAACGCCTGCAGCGACTGATTACGCCTCACCCAATACTGTCCTGGTACTATCGGTATATGCATACAGTCGATGACGTGATTTTGGAGCAACTCAACAGCAACGTTACCAACGTGCGTATTTCGTTCCAAGACTACATAAGCGCCTTGGAACGCAGCTATAGACGCAGTCAAACCCGATGACAGAGGGCCAAAAAATATGAGGGCGACCCAAAAATTCCCTCTTGATTTGTCCACAAGAATCCTCTATAATATAAGGGTGATGGTTGCTTATATGCATCCACACAGCGTAAAACACACCAGTGAAGGGCTCTGAAATGAATGAGCTTGCTCCGCGTACGGCGGTGATCCGTACAACCGATAGAGCAACATTTCGATCCTGCCGCCGCAAGTGGGCCTGGTCATCCCATTTGATGGGCAATCTCGAGCCGAAGCAGGCAGCTGCTCCGCTATGGTTTGGTACAGGAATCCATTACGCTCTGGAAGACTTCTTCGGAGTAAAAGACCACCCCACAGCCAAAGATGCCCTCGACGCCTATGTGCGCGCGACTGTTCGCCAGAATCGGCAGGAAATGCCTGATGACTGGAAAGAGCAGACAGAATTGGGCATGGGGATGCTGGAATATTTCGAGAAGTACTGGCTCCCCGGAAGAGATCCACTCACAACGTATGTGCACAATGGAATCCCTCAGACAGAGGTGAATTTTGTTGTTGATCTGCCTTTCAACCCGAAAGAGCATTTTCCCGACAGCCCATACGACAAAGTAGTCTATTCGGGCACAATCGACAGGGTGACCATCGACGATGATGGGCAGCTATGGCTGGTCGACTATAAGACCGCCAAGCAGTTGAAGACCTCGCATTTCGCCAATGATAGCCAGGTGAGTGCCTATTGCTGGGCTGCATATCATATCTACCAGCGCCCCGTTGCTGGTATGATTTACTGGCAGTTTTTGAAAGCTGTCCCGAAGCCGCCAGAGCCCTTGAAGTCAGGCAAGATCTCGGTGGCGGCAAATCAGCGCACCACTCGCCCCCTATATCGGCAGGCTCTGATCGATTGCTATGGGAGCGTTGCGGCTGCTCCTGTCGAGAATAAGAAGTTCCTGAATCAACTGGCCCTGCTGGAGGGGCCAGACCACGACGCTTTCATCCGCCGTGATCGGATCTATAAGAATCCTGCATCCCTTCAGGCTGAGGGTGTTAAGATCCTGCTAGAGCTGGAGGATATGCTCAATCCGCACCTCCCGCTCTATCCAAATCCAACATTTATGTGCCCCCACATGTGTCCGTTCTACGAAGCCTGCGTCTCCATGGATGACGGCTCAGATTGGGAGCAGCAGCTCCGCGATGAAACCCAACCCCGCCCTTCAAGTCAAGAATCTTGGCGCAAGTATATTCAGGGATATATGGCCAAATCGATCACCCAGGTCGAGTTGGACAAGAATACGATAGAAGCCATGGATTTCGAGGTCCATCGCCAGAAGCTCCAAACTCACGATTACAACCTCAACCCCAACCTCAAACAAAGGGACTTCGACTGATATGAACCAGGTGACAACGTCTACCGCGACTGGTGCGAATGTCGGCGTGCGGGTGAAATCAACACCACCGTTCCAACTTTCGACGATCCAAACCAGCAACCGCTGGTTGAAGATCCTGATCTACGGAAAGCATGGTTCAGGCAAGACGACTCTGGCGGGGTCGGCTGCAGATGTTGATCAGATGAATGACATCTTCATGATCAACGTCGAATCCGGTGAGATGGTGTTCGCAGACAATGAGCGCATCAAGCATCCGGAGAGGATCGACATCGCGGATGTATCCAACTTCAAACAGGCAGCCAAGATGTACGAGTTTCTCGCGTCGCACGTGGCTCTGTGGAAGAGGGTCGATGCTGGGGGCGAAGACGGTGCTCAGGCGCTGCAGAAGATCAAGCAGTATGAAGCCGCTCTCCGCGGGGTGCCCATCGAAGAGATTACCAAACCCAAGCGGTATCGCACCGTGATCGTGGATTCGCTCACCGAGCTGGAAGCATACTGCATGTACAATCTTCTCGGCATCCATGGCGAGTTCGATCTCGGGCAGATCGACGACGACATGAAAACGGCAGAGTTTGCCGAGTACAAGAAGAACAACAATATGGTCAACCTGCTCGTCCGGGCTTTCCGTGATTTGCCGATGCATGTGATTATTCTCTGCGGGCAGACTTACAATCAGGACGAGCAGAAGCGGTTTCACTATGCGCCGTATTTGACGGGCAAATTGGCCACACAGATCCAAGGCTACTTCGACGTCGTCGGCTATCTTGCTGTCGGGGCAGCCAACGATAAGGGAGATGCTCCCCGACGGCTGTATGTTCAGCCCGTCGGCAAGTGGGATGCAAAGAATCGTCGCTCCAGCTATCGAGAGCCGTTCTTCGACAATCCTACGATGACCAGCATTCTGCAGGGTTTTGGCCTATTGCAGAAGAAAGACAAGACGGCCTAACACCGTCTTGAGGAACCAGTTCCTAAGCAATAATCTGGCACCAACTCCAACCTAACCCAACCCAACCCAACCCAACCCAACCCAACCCAACCCAACCGAAATGGAGAATATCATGAGTGGATCGGACTTCGAAGACGACAGCACTTTCGAGGGCGGTGATGGCTCAATCCTGATTGACCTGTCCAACATCGAAGACACCGGTTTCGAACTTCTGCCGAAAGGTACCTATCCCTGCACGATCGAGTCGTGTGAGTATGGGATGTCGCAGAATTCGGGCCAGCCGATGTGGACGTTGAAGTTGAACGTCACCGAAGGGCCGTACGAAGGGCGCAAGCTCTTCACCCATCTGTCGTTCAGCCCGAAAGCTCTGCCTGTGACCAAACGGTCTCTGGCAGCGATCGCACCCGAACTGCTCTCGGGGCCGTTCAACCCCGAGGTCGTGGCAAGCGACATGGAAGGCAAGTCCGTCCGTGCCGAGGTTGCAATCGAAAAGTATCAGGGCGAGAACCGCAATCGGGTGCGCACGCTGAAAGCGGCCGGCAGCTCTGATGCTTTCATCGGCTAGGCAGTGAGGTTTACTGACTAGCATGCGCAACTGGATATCCCTCCCGCAATTCTGTGCTTTGACTGGGCAACATCCAGAAACCGTCCGGGAGAGAATCAGAGACAACCGCCTGGTAGCCGTGAAGGTTGGTGGGCGATATCGGATCTCGATGGACGAGTATGAGAGGTACAAGCGGGAGGGGTATCTACTAACTCAACACCCTACCCAACATCTAACGCAACACCCCTGATGAAGGAAGTCAACCATGAAGAAAGCCTTCGTTCTGCTTTCCGGCGGCGTCGATAGCACCACCTGCCTGTACATCGCGAAGGAGATGTACAAAGAGGTCGAAGCCTATTCGATCGATTACGGGCAAAAGCATTACAAAGAAATGCAGTATGCCGCACGCTCCTGCAAATCTTTGAGCATCGATCACAAGGTGCTGAATATCAAAGGGCTGCTCGACGGTAAGGGCGTGATGCTGACAGATGCAGACACTGCTATTCCCAGTATCAGTTATGACGACATTCAGGGAATGTCACCAACATACGTTCCCTTCCGCAATGGCGTTCTTCTGTCGATCATCACTGCACAGGCCCAGAAGTGGGTAATGTCGCAGGTGAAGAGCTGCGAAGACAAGTTGATCGCCGAAGGGTACAATCCTGATTCTGCCAAGAATTTGGCGCTCGCAAACTTCCGTGATAGCACCGGCGTTTTCTTTGGCGCGCACGCGGAAGATGCGTTCAACTGGGCATATCCGGACTGCACGCCCGAGTTTATCGGTGCGATGGGGAATGCTATCTATACCGGCACCTACTATACCGTCCGCCTTCATGCGCCGCTGATGTCGCTGTCTAAAGCTCAGATCGTAGAATGGGGCACGAAGCTCAAAGTCAATTGGGCAAATACGTGGTCTTGCTATGTCGGGGGCGAAGTCCATTGCGGCGTCTGCCCGACTTGCCGTGCTCGGCGTGCGGCTTTCAAGGCTGCGGGTGTCTACGACCCGACAATCTATGCCGCCAATCCCGAACTGGCTGCGTAATTCGAGAAGATAAGGGCTCGCAGTGATAGAAAGGGGGGCGCCTTTATGGGTGAGAGGCATCTGATTTCGCGTGAAATCGGTATCGATATGGGGCATCGAGTCACCTATCACGGCTCGAAATGCCGTAATCTGCACGGCCATCGCTATACCATCCAGGCTATCTGTGAAGGCCCTCTCTTCACAGAGGGTGAGCAGCAAGGCATGGTGCTTGATTTCGGCTTTTTGAAAGAGCTGATGATACTCCATATCGACAAGCCGTGCGATCATGGCATGTGCTTGTGGTACGAAGATCCACTGCTCCCTGAAATGTTCCTGACGGAAGAGCAGCGTATCGAACTGCAGACGCGAGATCGCACCGAGCCGTGGGAATTGGTAGGGCGTGGAGGTAAACTCTATGTCATCCCGTTCGTTCCGACGGCTGAAAACCTCGCTCGTCATTGGTTCCAGCGGCTTGCTCCGGCCGTTAAGGAGCGGTCTGATGGTCAAGCTGATCTTGTTGCCGTCAAGGTTTGGGAGACTCCCAATTGCACAGCAACCTATCCCGCAGGAGTGTGAGGGAGATGCCGAACAAGCTGATCTATACCAACGTCCATTATGTCAGGCAGGGAGGTCCACCAGATGATTGGCATGAGTTCGTCGTTGTGGATCAAAACACCAACGAGCTGGTGCATCAGGTCTTGGAAGTCAACACCAGCGAGGGCTGGCTGATCCAGATGGATCCAAAGATGCCCGAGGATAGGGTGATTGATACCTGGCCGCAGATCCGTCGTGAGGGGAACTTTGCCATTATGCGAATGGCCGAGATCGATATTACAGAGACGATCGAGGTCGAGATCAACAAAGGCGGGCTGTAGAGGAGGCGATAACGATGCCAACGGCTATGTCGTATGGGGAAGCAAGTACGAAAAAGCTCCCGATCGTGGAGATGTTTGGGCCGACTGTGCAGGGGGAGGGTTCTGTTATCGGATACCAGACCATCTTCGTTCGCGTGGGTGGGTGCGATTACCGGTGTGAACGCTGTGACAGTCTTCATGCTGTTCTGCCTGATCTGATGCACCAAGAGCCGACTTTCGTGCAGATGACCGTCAAGGACCTGATTCCACACGTGCGCGATTTTGTCGGCCATACTGAATGGATCACCCTTTCCGGAGGTAACCCCTGCATCTGGGAAGAGCTCGGTCATTTGGTGTTCGTTCTCGGAATTGATCCTGCAGGGCCGCAGAAGAAGTTCGCCCTCGAGACTCAAGGGACAATCTGGCAAGATTGGGTTCCTTGGTGCACCAAAGTGACGGTATCCCCAAAAGGCCCAGGGATGGGTGAGAAGTTTGAACCCGAGAAGTTTGATCGGTTTGTGCAAGAACTTCGAGGAAATCGAAAGCCCTGGCACCTAGGCTTCTCCGTCAAGGTTCCGGTGTTCGATCAGCGTGATCTGGAATTCGTAGTCAGTCTCTTGCAAACCTGGCCCCAGCTGGCTCCGGTGATGTTCTTGTCGATCGGCAACATCTTTCCGCCCGCACCTGCTAAGCGGGGTGCCGATGGGGAGACCCGGGCAGACATCAGCTATGAAGAGTTTGTACAGCAGGTGCTGAAGTCCTACAGAACCATTCTGGAAGATGTCATGCAGGATCCGCGCTTGTCGTCGGTAAGAGTCTTGCCACAACTGCACACGCTACTCTGGGGCAATGCCAAGGGGAGGTAGTATCAACATGTCATCTGACGAACACGAGCACGAGCACGAGCACCCACGGCTTTCGTTCAAGACTCGGCTGACACGACAGTGCCGCGAAGAAATGGCTGTTGCGATGGGCAAAGTGCTGGATAAACTGCTTCCGGGTTGGCAGTCTGATCCGTCGACGTGTGATACTCCCCTACGATTTGCCAAGTACCTAGCAGAGTACGCACAGCCGATCGACATCGAGAAGATCTTCGGTTCGGATTTCGAAACCCCCGCCGAACATCCCGGAATGGTCATCCAGACTAGCATTCCATTCCGCATGGTGTGCGAACATCATTTGCTGCCTGCTACGGGGGTCGCAGCTCTCGCTTACATCCCGCATACGAGAGTGCTAGGCCTGTCAAAAATGGCTCGCCTAGTAGATGCTGTGGGAGTAGAAAGGCCGTCATTACAGGAGCATATTGCTCACCGCATCCTAGATCTGATGGAAAAGCACTTGAAGCCAAAAGGCAGCATGATCGTCATCAAAGCCGTCCATGGGTGTATGGCTTGTCGCGGGATCAACAAGCCGGGAGTGAATACGATTACGTCACATGTACAGGGGATATTCCGCGATAACCCCGTCGCTCGCCAAGAAGCCCTGATGCTGATCCAGAAGGAGATGTGATATGCGTCCTGAACTGACTAACGAGCAGCGTGAGGATCTGATCCAGCAGATCTTCGACATGAGGGATGGCTTGGAAGAGGTTGAGAGTATCCTGATCCACGAAGATGAAGATGTCTATCAGCTGCGGAATGATCTGCAGGCCGTTCGAGACAGGCTGGATCGGGCTTTGAAGTTTGTGGAGGACATTGTCTGATGGCTCGCTTTGCGCCTGTCATGCCAATCCCTGTTGCCAGGATCTTCAAGCAGCAGGGAGCTCTGGGCTCTTATCATCTGCTACTCGCTCACGATGTGCTGAAACAGCCCGATGCATATCATGACGTCTACGGCCAGATCACCGGCAGCTGTGCCGATGACGACATCTTCGACGATACGCAGGGCACCATCATCATGGATAATTCCGTGATCGAGCTTGGCTATCCTGTGCCGGCCAATCAACTGCTCGAGGCTGTGCAGATCGTCAATGCCAACGTGATAGTCCTTCCAGACCACCTGCTGGATTGCACTCTGACAATCCGCGCGACTCTCGCCGCCCTCGAAACCTACGCAGAGCCTCTAGCTGCTGCCGGGGCTGCAATGGCGGTGCCGCAAGGCAACTCTTTCGGCGAGTGGGTACGCTGTTTGGAAGCGTTCGCTGAAGTTGAAGAGATCGGCTGGATCGGTATTGCCAAGAACATCAACGAGAAGTTGGGAGTCAGCCGCAAAAAGGCGGTCGAAGCCGTTTGGGCTATCTGCGGGCTGGAAAAACGGTGCCATATGCTCGGATTTAGCGATGATCTGTGGGACGACGTTATGGCAACAAAGTACGGAGATCAGCTTGGGCTTGTGAAGGGGATTGACAGCGCTGCTCCGATCTGGTCAGGCTGGCGTGATGGTCGTCCGATCACGCTGTCGAGCAATATCCCCGGCAAACGTGGTAACTGGTTCGAAGATCCCTTGTCACCCAACCAAGATATCGACATGGCGATTCGTAATGCCAATCAGGTGCGCGACTGGATCGTCGACCTCGGGTGAGGACTGAAATGGTTTCGACTGCGTCTGGCTGCGGCAATTGCTTCTTCAAACGCAACGAATTCGTTGGGACTAGGGGAAATCCCGGAGCTCCGATTGTCTTCGTCGGAGAGAGCCCAGGCGTTGTCGAATTCTCGAAGGGCCTGCCTTTCGTGGGCCCATCAGGAAAAGTGTTGGAAGACTGCCTTCCAGACACGCTAACACCCAACAACTATTACGTTACGAACGCTTTGCAATGCATGCCTAAGCGTTCGGGAGACGCAAATGAGAATCAGGCAGATCTTCAGGCAGCCTGCCGTCGCTGCAGAGATCGCCTGCTGGCTGAGATTAGGGCATATCCCCGCAAGGTGATCGTAGCTTTGGGGAATGGGGCTCTTTGGGCTTTGACTGGAAGATTTGACCTGAAGATCACCAAGGAGCGGGGTAAGCTGTTCTACTCGGATCTTGCCGAACGTGGGATTATTGCCACAGTTCATCCGGCCTTCCTGCTCCGCGGGGGCGGCAGCTACCGGAAATTCAAGATGGATATCGAATACGCTCTGGACCTCGCCTACGGCGGGGAAGAGAAAAAACCTGTTGTACCTGAGTGGTCGGTGGCTGAGACTGAAGCCGATATCAGAGACTTCATCGATGAAACCCTCACCGTTGCTCAACAGAAGGGCACTGGTGCTGGTGCTGGTGACAATGTGATCGCAGCCGACATCGAAACAGACGGATTTGATCATCGGCAGAATGCCATCTTGGCACTCGGCTGGTGTATTGATCCCGCGAAGGTATTCATTGTGCCTGAATCGCTCTTGAAGCGAGTGCCAACAGCACTCATGCATAGAGATTTCGACAAGGCAGCCCTTTACGGCGGCCCGTTAAAGTGGGCGTGGCACAACGGCAAGTTCGACGTCAAGTTCCTTCGCACCTATGGTCTACGTTCGGCTGTAGATCATGATACGATGTTGATGTCGTATACCATGGAAGAGCAGAGGGGATTCCATGACCTTGAGCAGGTAGCTGCCGATGAGATCGGTGCTCCTGACTATAAACACATGCTCAAGAAATACTTGCCAAATCGGGACACCAGCTTTAGAGCTGTCCCGCCAAAAGTGCTACACCACTACCTGGCTTTGGACGTCTCGAATGTCAAGCAGATTTATTCGCGTATGTATCGCAGGCTGCTGAAGGACGCGAAAAACACAAAGCTATATCACCGTGTTCTTCTACCAGCATCTGAACTGCTGGCTGACGTCGAAATCAACGGGATGCAGGTTGATTTCAACAAGGTAAAGGAAAACACCGAATACTATCTTGGCATCATGCAGCAAGAGGAAGCGAAAATCAACGCCATTTCTCGTGCATGTGGCGGAGGTGATGTAAATCCGAATTCTCCAGCTCAACTAAATATCCTGATCTACGACAGGCTGCGACTATCCAATAAGCGCCGCGGTACTGGTGTTGATGTTCTAGATAAGCTGCCTGCCCACCCGCTGGTTGATGCCTTGAAGGCGTATCGCAAGGCCGCCAAGGCCTACGGCACCTATGTCAAGCCTCTGCCAGAACAGGTGTCTGATGACGGCAGGGTCCATGCAACATATCTAATCCACGGCACCGCCACCGGCCGCCTATCATCACGGAATCCGAATATGCAGAACCAGCCTCGGGGGCCC